CGTCCGACCCGCCCCGCAAAAGGACGTGAACGCGTCGCTCGTGCAGGACAACATCCGGCGGGCGTCGATGCAGCAAGGCGTTTACGCCAACATCAGCACCAGCCCGCTGGGCGACAGCACCTATGGCGAGAACGCGCAGAAGCTGGCGAAGCTGGGCGGCAGATGATCGTCAAGGACCTCATTGACGAGTGGACGGCGCTGGCCAATGACCGCATGCCGTGGGAGCGGTACTGGCGCCAGATCGCCATGTACGTCCTGCCGCAGACGGAAGGCTTCGACCGGCTACTGGCGACCAACGCCGACGCGGCCATCAGCTCCGTCGTCGGTACGCCCGTCGCGGCCGAGAAGTCCAAGGACCTCTACGACATGACGTCGCTGTGGGGCACCGAACGCCTCACCGCCGGCATGCTGTCGCTGAAGACGCCGGAGACCGACACCTGGCACACGCTGGGCCTCGACAGCCTGTTCGGCGAGGAGCCCGCCTACGAGGAAGACGTCGCCCTCGAGCGGCTGACGAACTACCTGTTCAAGATCAGGTCCAACCCGAAGTCGGGCTTCTGGAGCGCGCACCGAGCGGCGCTCAAGTCCATGTGCGCCTTCGGCGACGGGTGGATGCAGATCGAGCAGGTGGACGGCGCCGGTGCCCGGCTGCCCTACCGCTACGAGTACGCGCCCCTCGTCGAACTCTACCCGGCCGTCGGGCCTGACGGACAGCCCAACCGCATGTTCCGCGTCTACCGCTGGTCGGCGCTGCAGATCGCTACCAAGTGGGCGAACGCGCCAAACGCGCAGCTGCCGAAGAAGATCACCGACATGGCTAACGACCCGAAGCGCCGTCATGAGACGGTGCGGGTCATGCACGCTATCAAGCTGCGCGACGATGGCGACCGCAACCGCCTTGGCACGCGCGGTGCCAAGTTCCAGTCGCACTACGCCCTCCCCGACGACAGCCACCACATCGGCGAAGGTGGCTACTACGACTTCCCCTACGTGCGGTACGGCTGGTCGAACACCGGCACGCGGCCGTTCAGCGAGGGCCCGATCGCCTATGCGCTCGGAGAGGTTAAGTCGCTGCAGGAGATGGCCAAGAACGAGCTGATCGCCATCCAGTCGGTGATCCGCCCGGCCTATGCCACCGCTGGCAAGAACTTCACCCGGCTCAACCTGAACCCCGGCGCGACGAACCCGGGCCTCATCAACCCTGACGGCAAGCAGCTGTTCGCCGCCATGAACAGCGGCGTGCGGCCGGACTTCGCTCAGACGGTGCTCGAGGCGCGGCGCAACAGCGTCCGCGAGATGCTCTACCTGAACTTGTGGCAGATCATCCTGCAGGAGCGTGACGAGACCGCCACCCAGGCGCTTCTGCGCGCTCAGGAGAAAGGCGAACTGCTCGGCCCGGTCGGCATCTCGCTGAACGAAGGCCTGTCCATGATGGTCGATCGCGAGATCGGCATCCTCGGTCGCAAGGGTGCCTTCGACGAGGGCAGCCCGCTCGCCATGCCGGAGAGCCTGGTCAGCAAGCAGGTCTCGCCGGCCTTCAACTCGCCGCTCGACCGCCTGCGCCGTGTCAACGCCGTGGTCGGCATGCAGCGGCTGGTCGAGTTCGCGATGCCGCTCGAGCAGATGATGCCTGGCTCCGTCTCGGCGCGCCTCGACGTCGACGAGATGCTGGAAACCGCGCAGGACGTGCTCGGCGCGCCGGTCAAGGTGTTGCGCGATCGCGAGACGGCCCAGGCCGAGCGCGACAATAACACCAACGCCATGCAGACCGCTGCGGCCATGGAGACCATGCAGCGCGGCGGTGAGGCTGCCCGTGCGATGGGCGAGGGCGGCGCCGCGCTCGCCACCGGCGTCGAGGCCGCCGCCGGCAGCGGCGGGCTGCAGAGCATCCTGCAGAACGTGCCGCAGATCGCCCGTGCCGCGCAGCAGGGCATGCCGGGCGGCGCACGATGACCTTCAAGACCATAGCCGACGTGCTCGGCAAGGACGTGCCGCGTAACGGGTTGACCCGCGAGGCGCGCGTCGCCGAGGCCTACCGGGCGTTCCGTGATGGCGGTTGCAGCCGCGACGACGCCGACATCATCATCGCCGACCTCGCCATGCACAGCGGCTACTTCCACGTATCAGCGCGCGAGACCGCGCCGCATGAGCGCGCCTTCGACGACGGCGCGCGGTCAGTATTCGCGCGCATGATGTTCATGATGAACCTGCCGTGGGACCAGTTACAGGACCTCCAGCGGGCCTTGACGACAGTAACACCATTGTACACACAGGAGTGAAGATGACGATCGAAGATGGAACCAACGCACAGCAGATCGAACAGCCGGCAGCGGCTGTCACCGACGCGGCTGCGCAGCCGGTCACCCAGAACGACGGTCAGCAGGCAGCGGCGGATGAACGGTCTCAAGCCGCAGACCAGATGGACCTTTTCGCGGACCTTCCAGAAGACACCCGCGAGTGGCTCAAGAAGCGCGAGATCAGCGACCCGAAGGCCGCTGCCAAACTCGCACACGACCAAGCCAAACTGCTCGGGAACGCGATCCGCGTCCCCGGAAAGAATGCCACCGAGGAAGAGCGCGCCGAGTTTCTCAACAAGCTGGGGCGCCCGGCCGAGGCAAACGGTTACGAGTTCACAGTCCCCAAGGACCTGCCCGAAGAAGTCCCGTATGACGCCGAGCGCGCCACGGAGTTCAAGGGTGTGGCCCACAAGCTGGGGCTGACCAAGGAGCAGGCCGCAGGGCTGCACGACTGGTTCGCCACGCAGACCGTCAGCGACTTCAAGTCGTATGGCGAGAAGCAACAGGCGCAGACGGTCGAGCGGGCCAAGGCCGAGACCGAGAAGCTCGTCAAGCGGTGGGGTCCGATCGACGGCCAGACGGCCAGGACGAACCTCACCTACGCCGACAAGGCCATTACCCTTGCCGGTGGGCCCGAAGTCGTTGCAGAGCTGCAGCGCGCCGGGTTCATCGGAGCCAACAAGGAAATCCTGTCGGAACCGCTGGCAGTGATGTTTGCGAAGTTCGGCCAAGCCATTTTCAAGGAAGACGAAATCCTGAAGGGCGACGCCGACAAGCTGAACAATCCGTTCGCGGAGGGCAGCCTCAACGTCACCAAGCAGATGCAGCTGGTCAAACAGGACCGCGATGCAGCTATCAGCCTGATACACGCCGCCGGCAAGAAGCCGTCGGAGTTCGGGTTGAAGGTTTAAAGGACCATTACTATGGCCGACACCGTTCGCCTTTCCGACGTCTACGTACCGGACGTCTGGGACGCCTACATGTTCAAGAACACGACCTACAAGTCGGTGTTCTACGGCACTGGCGTCTTCCGCGCCGACCCCGACCTGGCTCGCAAGCTGGCCGGCGGCGGCATCATCTTCCAGGTTCCGTTCTGGAAGGACCTCGACGACACCGAGAGCGACGCCGCGTCTGACGACCCGGATAGCCACGCGGTGCCGGGCAAGATCGGCTCCGGCAAGGACCAGGCTCGCCGCATCATCCGCACCCGCGGCTGGTCGACGATGAACCTGGTGCAGGAGCTCGCCGACGCCGACCCGATGCAGCGCATCGGCAGCCGCGTCTCGGCTTACTGGGACCGTCAGTTCGACGCAGCTGCCATCAGCTCCGTCCGCGGCGTGTTCGCCGACAACATCGCCAACGATGCCGGCGACATGGTCGAGGACATCTCGATGGACACCGCCGGCACCCCGGCGTCGACCAACCTGTTCAGCGCCGAGGCGGCGATGGACGCGGCCCAGACGCTCGGCGACGCCAAGCGCGACCTGAAGCTGATCGTCATGCACTCCGTCGTCCACACCCGGCTGGCGAAGAACGACCTGATCACCTTCCGGCCGGACAGCGAAGGCAAGAACTGGCACGAGTATTACATGGACTGGCGCGTCGCCGTGTCCGACCAGGTGCCGGTGATCCAGGGCGCGAACCAGCTGCTCTACCACAACTACCTGTTCGGCGAGAACGCGATCGGCTGGGCCGAGAGCGCCGTGGCCAAGCCCTCCGAGATCGAGAGCGATCCGTCGGCGGGTGACGGCATGGGCATGGAGACGCTGTGGACCCGCCGGCAGTTCGCCGTGCATCCCTACGGCGTCAAGTGGACGGAGAACCAGGTCGCCGGGGAGTTCCCGACGAACGCCGAGCTCCGCCTCGCCGGCAACTGGGACCGGGTCTACCCGGAGCGCAAGCAAATCCCGATCGCGCTTCTGATCACCAACGGCTGACGCCGTTTGGGGGCGGCGCAAGCCGCCCCCGTAGTTGAAACAGTGCTGGGCAAGAACGCCCGGCGGTTCAAAGGACAAGAACGATGACCACCTATCGCGCTGTCCGTGATCTGGAGCGTCGCCCCGACACGGATTTCTTCCGGTACTTCAATGACTTCCTCACCTACACGGCGGGGGACTGGACGATCACCACGACCGAAGCCGGCACCGGCTCGGCCGCCGAGGCCCTCGCCACCAACCGTGTTGGCGGCTGGCTCACGGTGACCAACGACGACGCCGACAACGATCTGGACTTCTTCCAGCTCCTGCCGGCCGCCGGGCACTACACCTTCGTCGAAGGCAAGAAGCTGGCGTTCGCCGGCCGGTTCGCGCTCAGCGAGGCCACCCAGAGCGACTTCCATGCGGGCCTGATCGTCACCGACACCGACCCGGTGGGCGGCGTCGTGGACGGCATCTACGTCCGCAAGGACGACGGCGACACCCAGCTCGACCTCGTGGTCGTGAAGGACAGCGCCGCCACCACGCTCGCGAACTTCGGTACGATCGCTGACGACACGCCGTTCACCATCGAAATCTACTACGATGGGGGCGACAAGATCGCGGTCTACCTGAACGGTGTGAAGGCCGGTGGCGTGGTTACGACCAACGCGCCGGATGACGTCCAGCTGCGCCCGTCCTTCGGCCTGCAGAACGGTGCCGCGGGTGCCCAGGCTCTGCTCGTCGACTGGATCGACGCTTGGCAGGAGCGCTAAGGCGCGGCCTTCTGATATAGCGGGCGGCCCTCGGGCCGCTCGCTTCTCAGCTTCAACAGGAGGGCCAGATGGCCAACACCCAGCAGATCAAGACGGCCGAGAGCCGCAAGGCTGCGCGCAAGGCCGCCCAGGCCAAGGCCGTCGTCCAGGCCGACGCCGAGGCGCGCGTCCGCAAGGCCGACGTCCCGCCGAAGGCACCGGCCCCGCCAGCCATGACCAAGGCGCAGAAGCGTCTCGCCGACAAGGCCAAGGCGGAGGCCCAGGCCGAAAAGGACAGCGCGCTGCGCCCTGGGCCGAACGAGAGCGAGAGCGTGCCGCTCGACCCGAGCAAGCCGCTCACGATGCACCAGCTCAACGCCCGCGCGAAGTTCGTGAACCGGACCCAGCGCGACATGGCGCGAGACGCCGCCGCAGCCGCCGGCAAGGCGGCCTTCGACGTGCTCACCGAGCGCCGCAACAAGGGCAAGATGGTCGACCCCGTGTCGCGTCGCCAGACGGCGGCAATGGCCCAGGGTGAGATGGCCAGGATGCTCGCGCAGCAGAACGCCGCGCGCGAACAGGAAGTCCAGAAGTGAGCAGCGAGGCGCTGGCAGCCTACGTCGGGAACGAGCGCTCCAGAGCGCGCGGTCCCGCTTGGGTTCCTGCCGGCGCCCTCGCCGCCTGGGATTTCGCCAACGGCCGCTTCTGGCGCGCCGCCTACACCGAGGATGCCGGCACGGTCACGATAACGCTGCGCCCCTCGACGACGCCGCAGGACGTCACGATCACCGACACCAACGACGATGAGACCGTACTGACCGACCAGACTGGAACGGCCGAGCTGCCGGTCGAACTTGCCTCCCTGAAGACCGTCATCGCGCGGAGGGCCTGATGCCCACCTCCCACACCCGTCTGTCGATCTACAACCTCGCGATGGACGTCGTCGTGGAGGACGCGCTCATCTCGACGACTGAGAACAGCCCCTATGCGCGCTGGCTGAACCGCAACTACGAGCATACCGTCGAGGTAGCGCTGCGCGCGAACACCTGGAATTTCTCGCTGGAGTTCCACCGCCTCAACAAGGACGCGAGCTACACCTCCAGCAACCGCTGGAACTACCGCTATGCGTGGCCGAACAACGCCCTGCGTATGATCCCGCCGACCTATCTCGGCCGGCGCGCCTTCCTGCCGATACCGCATGAGGTGCGCGGCAGCTATGTCTACGCCAATCTGTCGGAGAACTTCGACACCGAGTGGGTGATGCGCAAGCTCGAGCCGGGCGAATGGGACCCTCTGTTCGCACAGGTCGTTGCCGCGTCGCTGGCCGAGGGTATGGCGCACCGCTTCACCCGCAAGACGTCATTCCTCGACCGGGCGATGAAGCTGAAGAACGACGCGCTCGACCAGGCCGAGCAGGTTAACGCTTTCGAAGGCGACGCGCAGCCGATCGAACAGCACGACATCATCCGCGCGCGGAGCCTTTGATGACCGTCGACACCCTTCAGGTGAACATGACGCGCGGCGAGCTGACGCCGTACCTGCACGCGCGTGTCGACACCGAGCACTACCAGTCGGGGCTTGAAGAGGCGCGCAACGTCGTCGTGCTGCGTTTCGGCGGCGTGACACGCGCGCCCGGCACCCTCTACGGCGGCGCCGCTCGCTACGCCAACAAGGCCGCCCGCTTCATTCCGTTCCGTTTCAACATCTCGCAGGTCTATGCGATCGAGGCCGGAGACCAGTATTTCCGTTTCTGGGTGATGGGCTCGAGCGGCCCGGAGCGCATCGAGAGCGCCGGAACCCCGGTAGAAGTGACGACGCCGTATCTCGAGGCCGATCTGCGCTATATTCAGGTTCGGCAATCAGCAGACGTGATCTATATCTGGTGCCGCGGCTACCAGCTGCGCACCCTGACGCGAAACAGCGAGACGTCGTGGACGCTCGCTACCTACACGCCGCAGAACGGCCCCTACCTCGCTGAAAACGACACCTCGACGACCCTAACGCCGGCCGGCACCGGGCACCTGACGCCGCAGATGACGAGCAACACGGTGCCGGCCGGGTACACGATATCGAATGCCGACGGGTCGGCCAGCGCGTATATCATGTTCGACCGCGACAAGACGGGCAACGTGCTGATCGACGATGTCGCGGTCGGCTACCTGCAGGTGCAGATGTCGACCGCGCGTGTCGCCGACGCCTACTGGATGACGGGCCCGACAAACGCGGGGATGACCGAGGACTACATCACGACGTGGGAGTTCCAAGGGTCGAACAACGGCAGCTCGTGGGTTACGCTGGACAGCCGCGTAGGCGAGACCGGGTGGGCAAACTCCGAGACGCGCTATTTCGAGTTCACGAACAAGGTCGCCTACAGCTACTACCGGCTGTCCTTCTCCGGTGGCGGTGGCGACGACGCGAACGACAGCGTCATGGCCGAGCTGGCTATCCATCAGGCCGCGTCAGACCAGACGCCGTTCAACCTCACCGCATCGTCGACGACCGGCATCAACGACGGCGCCGGGTTCCTGACGTCGGACGTCGGCCGCTCGATCAGGCTGTGGGGCTCCGACGGCAAGTGGCGGTGGGCCGAGATCGCATCGCGTGTCAGTTCCACCGTCGTCACGATCCGCCTGCACGGGCACGCGCTTCCCGACACGCGCCCGATCACGCGCTGGGCGCTCGGCGCGTGGTCCGACGCAACCGGGTGGCCGAATGCCGGAGGCATCTACGAGGATCGTCTCGTCGGCGTCGGCACGACCGCCGACCCGATCGGCGGCGCCGCGTCGGTTAGTCAGGACTACGACAACTTCACGGTCTCCGACCCGATTGTCGACGACGATGCCGTGTCGTTTCGCATGACGGGCGGCGAGCTTAACGAAGCTCGGTGGGTGGTCGAGAACCGGGACATGGTCGTCGGGACCGCCGGCAGCCTGCGCATCGTCGGGCGTAACGACAGCAATAAGGCCTTCGGGCCGAGCAATGTCCGGCAGAAGCCCGAGACGTTTGTCGGCGCGTCCGCCGCGATGCCGGTCGTTGTCGAGAACATCATCCTGTTCATCGACGCGTACGAGACGCGGCTCTACGAGGCCGCCTTTACCTACGAGGTGGAGGGCTATCTGGCGCGAGAGGTGTCAGCGCTCAGCGAGCACCTGTTTGCTGTCGGCGTTGTCGAGATCGGCTACCAGTCGCACCCCCACCGCATTCTGTGGGGTCGTCGGTCGGACGGCAAGCTGCTCGCCTGCACGTATGATCGAGACCAGAAGGTCTTCGGCGTAACCCTTGTCGACGTCGGCGGCTTCGTGGAGGGCTTCACCTTCCTCCCCGGCGACAAGCGGACCGACGTGTTCATGACCGTGCGGCGGACGATCGAAGCGGCCACTGTTCGCTACGTCGAAGCGCTGGCGCCGTTCTACCGAGCCGATCTGTCGGACCTCCCGCCGGTCTACGCGTCCTGCGCGGTCATCTACGACGGCGTCGCCATCGACACGGTAACCGGTCTGGACCACCTCGAGGGCGAGACTGTCGCTGTCTACGGCGACGGCGTGGACTACGGCGACTTCGACGTGGTTGACGGGTCGGTCGGGCCGATCCTCGCCGAGTGCCAGCAGATCGTGGTTGGGATGCGCATGCCGTGGGAGGTCAAGACACTCAGGCTGGCCCAGATCGGCAATCAGGACGGAAACGGCCTCGGCCGCAAGGTCGACATCGTGTCGGCGAAGGTCGATCTGTACGAAAGCGCCGGCGTCTACGTTGTCGCCAACGGGCACTCGGACCCCCTGAAATACGAAGAGGACTTCGAACTGAGCCCGTTCGATCCGCCTCCGCTGCGGAGCGGGATGAAGGAGCTGGCCGCCGACGACAGCTGGTCCGGCAACGGGCAGATTGCCTTCGCTGGCGACAAGATGTATCCGGTCACGATACGCGCAATAGCCCTTCAGATCGACGGAGAGCCGTAATGTGCCTACCGATCATCGGCGGCATCATCAGTGGTATCGGCGCCGCCGTCGGCGCAGCCGGACAGGCCGCGTCGCATAAGGCCAATGCCGAGATGCAGCGTCGTCAGGCGGTGCTCGAGAACGAGACCGGCGCCTACGAGGGCGCGCGCCAGACGGACGTCGTCAAGCGGGTTCTCGGTCAGGGCCGCGCGTCCGTCGCCGCGAACGGTCTGGCGATCAGCGGATCGGCCGCCGACGTGCTCGACGAGAGCGCGCAGGAAGGCGCGCTCGATGTCGCCGCGATCCGTTGGAACAGCGGCCTGCGCGCCGATAACGCCCGCTACCGTGCCCGCGTCGAGGATATGAATGCGGGCATCGCGTCCGCCGCCATGCCGTTCGCCTTCCTGTCGCCTGTCATCAGTGGCGTCGCACGCTATAAGTCCGAATTTGCGGAGTGATCGATGGCTGAGATTGCCCGCTACGTCGCCAAGAGGAGCCTAGAGCCTGCCGCGGCGCCCGACACGCAAGTGTCTGGCGCGCTGGCCTCGGCGCTGCAGAGCTTCGGCGGCGCGATCAGCGATCTGGAAGGCGCGTTCCTGCAGAAGAAGCAGCAGCGCGAGGATTTCAAGGCGCAGAACGACTATCGTCGTCTGCAGCTCGAGCTGGACGACGAGCTGAAGCAGCGCTCCGAGGCTATGGAGCCGGGTGGCGAAGGCTTTCACGACAGCTACCTGAACGACGTCTATAAGCCGAAGCGGCAGGCGTTCCTCGACGCGTTGCCAGAGCGTCTTCGTCCGAAGTTTCAGACGGTGCTGGCGGACCCGGACCCGACGACCGGCGCCGGCGGCGAGGACTTCACGCGATGGTCGATCAAGGCGGCGGAGACGGAACGCGACGAGGTCTACCGCTGGGCGGGAGAGCAGCTGACCGTCTCGCGCGAGCAGCTGGCTACGGCGGTGTCGCTTAACCCGGACGAATACGACACGCTCCTGAAGACTGGCATGGACGAGATCGACAGCGCGCCGATCCCGGCGGTGCAAAAGGACAAGTTCAAGCGTGAATGGGAGACCATGGCGCAGGTCGCGCACCTGAACCGGCTCCTCGAAGAAGACCCGGAGAACGTCATCAAGGAGCTCGGCGCCGATCCGCGGTACCTGTCGCCGACGACGCAGTTCGACATGCTGGCGCGCGCCGTCGAGTGGAAGGAGAGCGGCGGTGACCCGAACGCCCTGTCGCCGAAGGGCGCGATCGGCTTGCGCCAGATCATGCCGGCCACCGCGCGCGAGATCGCCGGCGAGCTGAAGGACAAGAACTTCGACTTCGGCTGGGACGAGACTGATGTTCGCCGCTACCTGTCGAACCCGGTCATCAACCGCAAATACGGCGACTACTACCTGCGCAAGCAGCTGCGCGCCTACAACGGGGACATCGAAGCCGCGCTGATCGCGTACAACGGCGGGCCGGCGCGCGCTGACGCGTGGTTGAAGGCGAACCGCGACGACAGCGTCCTCCCGGCGGAGACGCGGGACTACTACAAGAAGATCACGGCGCGGCTCACCGGCGGCAAGCCGGCTGCCGGGTCGCCGGAGCGCGCGAAGTTCAGCGGCGCCGACCTGACGACGGTGAGCAAAGACCTCGTCGACCGCGTGGCGACGGCATTCACCGCTGTCGGCGTCGACAACATCCGCGTCACGTCAGGCTTTCGCAGCCCGGAGAAGAACGAGGAAGTAGGCGGCGCCAAGCACTCGCAGCACATGCACGGGAACGCCGTCGACATCGACGTCAGCGGCCTGCCGATCGCCAAGCGTATCGAGATCATCCGCTCGCTGTCGGCGAGCGGTGTGACGGGCCTCGGCATCGGGTCGAACATCATCCACGCGGACCTCGGCGGACGCCGCGCGTGGGGGTATGTCACGTCGGCCGGCGGCGGCGAGGTGCCGAAGTGGGCGAAGGCCGCGATCGACGAGCACCTGTCCGGCACGTCAAAGGCGCCGTCCGTCGCCGGACGGTATTCGAGCCTGCCTTACGACCAGCGGCAGAAGTTCATCAGCGCGGCCGACAACGCCATCACGCAGCGCTACAACCAGTCGGTCAAGGCCGACGCCGCGGCGCGCGTTGACCTGCGGCGCGCGATGGACAACGAGCTCGCATCGCTGCGCATGACTGGCACGTCTACCGGGTTCGACGATACCAGCGTAGCCACGGTGCTCGGCGAGGACGACTACATGCGATGGGCCGATAACAAGGCCAAGGCGCAGCGCATGTTCACGGCGACGCAGGGCATCGCCACGATGACGCCGGACGAGATGTCCGTTCGCATCGAAGACTACAAGGCGCAGCCGGGGTCGCCGACATTCGCGGCCGATGCCGAGGTGGAGAAGGCTGTGCAGGCAGAGATCGAGCGTGTGCAGAAGCTGCGCGCCAAATCGCCGGACAAGGCGGCGCTCGCGTACCCGGAGGTCAAGCAGGCATACGACGACGTGAAAAACTCCATGCTCTCCGGCGAGCCGTCGCCGGACGAGGTGCAGCGGTTCGTCAGGTTGATGCTCGACAAGCAGGCCGAGTTCGACATCGCCCCGGAGGCCCGCGCACCCGTCCCGCGTGAGTGGGCGCTAGAGATCGGCCGCTCGTTGACCCGCGTGCCTGAAGCGCAGGGGAAGAACCTGCCGGACGTGCAGGCGGCGATCGCCGTCCAGTATCTCGCGCTGCAGCAGTATTTCGGCGATATGACCGACGAGGTGATCCTGTACGCGCTCAGCGAGTACAAGGGCCTGTCGAAGCCCACGAGCGACATGATCGGCGGCTACATGAAGGCCATCGCTCTCGGCGGCGATCCGCTGCGGCTGAACGCCGACAAAGTCCTTGATCAGGGTCAAGTCGAAGGGATGAACGGCCGGAACTGGTTCCAGAGTGCGCGCGACTGGCTCTTCGGCGACGATGGCGAAGAGCCGGGCGACGCCGCACCGCGCGTCGACCCGCTGACCGGGCAGCTCCCGCCCGAGATGATGCGGCGCGTCATCGATCAACTCGATGGTGCTACCCCGGAGGAGGAAGCCATGATAGTGGATCGGTACGGGCAGGCCGCTGTCGATGCCGCCCGATCCGCTCTTCAGGGTGCCCAGCAGTGACGAACCTGTTCACAGCCAAGAAGCTGTCCGTTCCCGGCCTTCTCGACGACCCGGCGCTGCGCGAGCAGCTGAAGCAGTTCGGCGACAATCAGAAGGCCGAGCACAAGATGGCTCCCCCGCCGACAGCCGCCACCGACATGGCCGACCGCGTGGCACGCGAATACATCAGCGTTCCCAGCGCAAGAGCTGCCCGGGAGGCGCCAAGGGCCCCGGTGCCGCGTTCACCATCAGACCGCTCCCCCGTCGAGCGCGCCGTTATCGGGTCTCCGATCGGCCCGCTCGGGCTGCTCGGACCGGGGCTTCTCATGGCAGAGCAGTTCGGCACGCTGAACGCCGAAGAGCGGCAGGCGGAAGCCGACGCCCGGGCAGTGTCCGCGCGCGAGCAGGAGACCGCGTTCAGGAACAAGGCCGCACTGCGCGCTCAGCTCCGCGACATGCCGACCGAAGAGGCGGAACGTCTGGGGCTCCCGATCGCGCCGGCGCCCATCACCGAGGGCGAGAAGGAAATCCTTCGGCAACAGGACGAGGCCACCGTCGCGGTTTCCGCGGAGAAAGCCAAGGCAGCCGACGCAGCGGCCAAGGACCCAACCAAGCAGCCGACGCAGACGTGGTGGCTGAACGCCGCGCAGATCGGCGTGCGCAGCGCCGCCGAAATGGGCGTGTCGATGGCCAAGCTGCCGCCGATCGTCTGGGAGCAGTACGAAGCCGCGATCACCGGGTCGTCGGAGAAGTCGCTGCCGCGTGAATGGCTGGACAAGGTCGACACGGCGCTCACCCAGATGCTGCCGGGCGACAAGGCGCGGTCCAAGGACTTCGTGACGCAGCTAGCGTCCGGTACGGGGTCGATGGCAGCCTTCATGGTCGCCGGGTACCTTGGCGCCGCTGTCGGGCTGCCCGTCGGGCTTTCGACCGGAGCGCTCGGTGCGGCGACCGAAGGCGTCCAGCTTTACGAGGAGGCAGAGCAGTTCGATGCCACCGGGCTGCAGAAGTTCCTCGCCCTGCTTGCCGGCGCCGGTCTCGGCGTTACCGAGGCCATCCCGATCGACCGCATGTTCATGCGCGTCGACGCGGCCAACGGCGGTATCGTGCGCAGGCTCCTGAAGACGACCGCCGCCGGCAGCCTCGAGGAGTTCATTCAGGAGACCAGTCAGGCGGTCGGCGAGGACGTCGTCGCCAAGTACCTGTACGACGAAGAGCGCAAGTTCGACCTGAAGGAGTATGCCCAGCGCGGCCTCGTCGGCGCGATCACCGGCGGTATCGCGTCCGGCGGCGTCGGCGCCAT